GGGCAGTGCACCTTCTGGCGGCACAGCTTTCCCGATTGCCTCAACAGTCTCGGTGCCTGCTGACGCCTCGTTGATTGTGGTTGACAAGACAACTGGCCTTTATCTTGAAGAGGGCACCAGCATCACCGTCACTTCTGGTACCGCCGGTCAGATTACTTACAGCGTCAGCTACGAAGAACTTAGCTAGGGATCGCCCGGTGTCTAAGCGGTTTCCGGCAGCTAGCCTTAGCGTAGGACTTAATCCCCTCGTGACCCCGTACGCGCCTACGGGGGTCGTGGCGTATCCTGCGAATGCCTCAGCTAGTGTAGCTTTTACCGCTCCTACGCGGCAGGGCGGAACGCCTATAACCAACTACGTTATAACGAGTAGTCCCGGAAACTTTACGGGGACCGGGGTTATCTCCCCGGTTACGGTGTCTGGACTAACCAATGACACAAGCTACACGTTTACAGTCACTGCGATTAACACCTTCGGCGTCTCGGAAAACAGTGCACCTAGCGCCAGCGTCTCCCCGACAGCCGTTTTTGGCCTCTTTGGTGGCGGAGCTTTTAGT